GACTATTTCAAATGTATTTAATCAAGTTGTAAATGTACTTGTATCTGTTTATGAAAGTGTATCAGCAAATAATGAGAATTTTGACGCATTAGGAAAAGTTTTAAAAGGAATAATCACTATTGCTATTTCACCATTTCAATTAGCATTTTATGGATTAAAATTAGGAATACAAGAAGCGGCACTTGCTTGGGAAAAATCAATTTTAGGTAGTGGTGATACAGAAACAATTAAAAAATTAGAAAACGGTATCAAAGATACCACAGCATCAATCGTAGAAATAAAAGATAATGTTGTAGATGCCGGTAAAAGCATTGTAGATAACTTTGGTGAAGCAGTAACAGAAACAGTAAGCATTACAAAACAAATTACAAAAGGTATAGGTGAAATTGATGTACAACAAGCAATACAAACAGCCAAGACAAATAGGAGATTAGAAAATACTGCGGCACTAGCAAAAGTACAGATGCAAGGATTAATTGAGGAAAATGATAGGCTTGCAGAAAAACAAAGACAGATTAGGGATAATGAAAATGCTACGATACAAGAAAGATTAGATGCAAATAAAAAATTAGGAGAGATACTTGACCAACAAGAAAAGGATATGTTGGCACTAGCTGATTTACAAATTGCGGCAGCACAAGCAGATTTGAAAGAGTTAGACAATCAAGAAAATCGTATCAAATTACAAGAAGCATTAAATGAGAAAAAAGGTGTTGAAGCACAAATAACGGGATTTAGGTCAGAACAATTAACAAATCAAGTATCGTTAGAAAAAGAATTGCTTGATATTAAAAGTCAAATTGCAGCAGAAAGTATAAGTGGTTTGGAAAAAGAATTACTTGAAACAGAACAGCATTATGATGAACTTATAAAATTAGCAGTAAAAGCCGGATTGGATACAGAGGATATTGAAAAACAAAAAGAGGAAAAATTAAAGGAAATAAGAGACAAAGCAAGAGAGGAGGAAAGAGAAGCAGTATATGAACAAATGCAAAGCACTTTAGATGTAGCATCACAAATGGCTTCATCAATATCAAGTATAACTGCACAAAGAGAAGCAAATGAACTACAATCAATAGAGAATAAATTTGCCGGTGAATTAAAGGCAGCAGAGGGTAATGCAGAATTGACTGCACAGATTGAGGCTAGAAAACAAGCAGAAACCGAAAAGATAAAAAAACAATTTGCCGGTGCCAAGAAACGAGGTGCAATAGCAGAAGCATTGATTAATACATTCCAATCAGCAACAAAATCATTAGCAGATTTTGGCTTCCCTATCGGTGCAATTTTTGCTGCATTAGCAATAACACAAGGTATGTTACAAGTCAAGAATATACAAAACACACCGGCATTTGCACAAGGTGGTATTGTAGGTGGATTTGGTACCGGAAATAGTGATAGTACGACTGCAAAATTAAGTAAAGGGGAAAGTGTTATCAATGCAAAAAGTACAAGAATGTTTAAACCATTATTAAGTACGATTAACGAAGCCGGTGGTGGTAGGGCATTTGCCGGTAATGACGGGAGTGGTGGAAATACTGCCGGTGTTGTCAAAGCATTTGTAGTTGCAGATGATATGACAAACGAACAAGATAAATTAACTAAAATAAGACGAAAAGCAACAATCTAAAATTAAAATTATGCCGTGTAATAAATGTAAAAATGGGAAATATAAGTGGGGTACAAAAGGAGATTGTATGTATGATAGTTTGCAAGAATGTGAAAATGCAAACCAATATACTGAAATTGTAGAACTTGTTGTTGATGATGAAAATTTGGATGTTGCTATTGACGCAATTTCTTTAGTATCTGAACCGGCAATAGAAGTGGATTTTGTATACCTAAATAAGAAAAAAAATAATTTGGTATTGGCTAAAACTATTGATGAGCAGAGATTATTAATCAGTCCGGCATTAATACCAAACAAACAAATATATAGATTTGACGAAACTAGTGGACAAGAATACTATGTGTACTTTACAGAGGAAACTGTAAAAAAAGCAAGTGAAATGTATTTACGCTATAACAATAACAATAGTGCAACAATACAACACAATGAAAATACAGAGGGAGTACACACAATAGAGAGTTGGATTGTACAAGATGCAGAAATGGACAAGTCAAAATTATATGGATTTAATGTACCTAATGGTACTTGGTTTGTAACAATGCGAATTGAGAATGATGAGGTATGGAATAGGATAAAAGAGGGAGAATTAAAGGGATTAAGTATCGAAGGATATTTTGTAGATAAAATGGAAACACTAGGAAAAAAGAAAAAGAAAAAGAAATACGAAAAAGTAGGAGAAATTGATGGAATGCCATTATATGAAACCAAAGAGGAAGCGATAGAAGTAGCAAAAGAAATGGGTTGTGAGGGTTATCACGAACACGATGGTTTGTTTATGCCTTGTAGCGACCACGATATTATTGAAGCATTATCAGAATTGGTATTAGATAGTGAATTTATCAGTCCAAATCCTTGTTGGGATGGTTATGAACCAATAGGTCATAAAATAAAAGACGGTAAAAAAGTGCCAAATTGTGTACCTATTGAGGGTAAAAAAAAAAGTGAACTAGAAAGTTATACTGATTATCCAAAAGGTGCAACCAATAATGCTAAAAGAGCAATAAAATATAAAGAGGAAAATGGTAGCACTTGTGGTACAAAGGTAGGTTGGACTAGAGCAAGACAATTAGCAGATAGGAAACCAATATCAAGAGATACTATTGCAAGAATGGCGTCATTTAAACGACATCAACAACACAAAGATGTACCATATTCAGAGGGTTGTGGTGGATTAATGTGGGATGCTTGGGGTGGCTCTAGTGGTGTTAATTGGGCAATATCAAAATTAAAGCAAATAGATAAAAAATAACGAATTTGTAATAAATACAAACAAACTATATTTACTTAAAACATATACTATGTCGCAGATAGAATTTATAAAAAAAGCAAAAGCCGAAAAACAAAGATTAAGCAAATCACCTAATAAAGTAGAGTTAGCAAGATTTGAATTTTCTGTTGTAGATGAAATGTCAAGTGCAGAGGCTACCTCAAAGGAACTAGCAAAACAAATAACAGCAGTTATGAAAACATCAACAAAGATGTTTAAGGATATGGAAAAATATGCAAAAAATGCTAATAAGGAAATAAATAAAATGATAAAAGCATATAATGCAGAATTGAAAAAAGGTGGTTCATTAAAAACCGAGGTTGAAGCACAAGTAAAATCAAATAACGATATATTTGATAAAGTTGTAAAAGGTGCAAGAGCATTAGGAATGGATGCTGAAGACATACAAGGGTATAAATCCTTTGATAAAGCAGATAATGCATTACTAAAAGCACAAGGAGATGATGAATACGAGTATTTAGGTGAAAGCTTTTCTGATGAAAATTGGACAGTAGGTTAAAAATAAATTAAATAAATAACTATGGATATTAAAACACGAATAAGAGTAGCATTAGGCATAGAAGATGAGCCGGTTGCACTAGCCTTTGAGGGCAAACTAAAAGACGGAACAATTATCGTATCAGAAGCCGATGCACTAGGAGAGGGTGTTGAGGTTATGGTTATGACAGAGGACGGAACAACAATTCCGGTACCGGTAGGAACTTATGAACTAGAAGATGGTAAAAAGTTCGAGGTAAAAGAGGAAGGAATTATCGCTAGTATGGAAGAAGCAGAAGAGGAAGTAGAAGCCGGTGATGATGATGAGGATTACAAAGACGAGGACAAAGAGGAAATGTCTGTGGAAAACAAATTGTCAGAATTTAGCGAAGTAGTTATGACTATATTCCAAGAATTAAGAGAGGAAATTGATACTCTTAAATCTGAAATAGAGGAAGTAACAAATCAATCGTTAGCAAAAGACGAAAATATAGAGGAGTTGCAAAGTGAAAATTTAGAGTTATCAAAAAAACTCAAAGAGGAACCGGCAACAGAAAACATAAACATTAGAAAATTTTCAGAGCAAAAAGCTGTTAAATTAACAAAGCAAGAATATAACAGATTGACTGCACAAGAAAGATTTTTATATAACTTAAATAAATAATTAAATTAAAATTTGAAAAAATGGCAAATCCAAAATTAAACAATGTAACATACGCGGGAGAACACGCCGGTCAGTATATTTCGGCAGCATTTCTTGAAGCAAAAAGTTTAGACTTTTTAACTAGTTACGAAAATATAAAATACAAAAGAGCAATTTCTGTTTTTGGCTTAACACAAAGTAGTGATGCCCTTATAAAAAATGCAAGTTGTGATTTTGACTCAGTAGGTTCAACAGAATTAACAGACAAAATTCTTGAGCCAAAATTACTAGAAGTAAATTTACAATTATGTAAAAATGATGTATTAGCAGATTGGCAAGCAGCACAAATGAAAGCCGGTGCAAACAATTCAGATTTCTCATCTGATTTTACAAGTTTTGTATTCTCTTATGTTGCGGGTACAATAGCAGATGGAGTTGAGAAAAACTTATGGACGGGTGCAGGAGCAACCGGTGGACAGTTTGAAGGACTTTTAACAGCAACAACGGGTGCATTTGCAGTAGATGGTAATGTAGCAGGAGTAAATAAAACTGCGGCATTTGATTCTACAACAATTATTGCAAACATTGAAAAAGCATTAACAAATGTACCGAGTACAGTATATGGAAAAGATGACTTGTACTTATATATGAATACAAAATCATACAGATTTTATATTGATGCAGTATCTAAATTAGGATACTTAAATGCATACAATATGCAAGGTGATTACATTCCAATGGCTAATGGCGTTAAAATCGCTATGTGTCCAGGTATGCCGGATGATACTATTGTTGCAGCAAGAAAATCTAACTTAATGTTCGGTACAGATTTAATTTCTGACCAAACAGAAGTAAGAATGCTTGATATGAGTGCATTAGATGGCTCGGATAATATCAGATTAGTAGCAAAATTCTCGGGTGGTACACAAGTAGGTATCGGCTCAGAGGTTGTACACTTATCATAATTAACTAATAATGAGGGGGAGATTAATTTCTCTCCCTTATACTAAAAAAATAAAATATGGCTTGTAATTTAACAAAAGGTAGAGGTCTAGATTGTAAAAATGTAATGGGTGGAGTGAAAAGAATTTATATTCAAACACTTGCTGATACATCATTTACTAAAGACGCACCGGCTGCCGGACAAATCAACGCAGTTGATATAGCAGAGGGTGGTGTTGCGGCAGCAAACAATCTATACCAATATGACCTACCAAGAGGGACTGCCTCTTTAACAGAAACAATTACCGGTTCATCAGAAAATGGAACAGTTTTTTATGAGCCGAGTGTAAATATAAAACTACATGCGTTAAAAGTCGCAGATAGAAATGAATTGAAATTATTAACACAGAACAGAACAATCATATTCTGTGAATTACAACAACAATATGCTAATGGACACAATGTTATCGTAGTAGTTGGTTGTGAGAATGGAATGGATTTATTGACGGGTACTGAAGCAAGTGGTACTGCAGCCGGTGATATGAATGGTTATGACTATACATTCACGGGTAGTGAGCCACAGCCAATGTATTTTCTAGAGGATTATACATCAGCACCTTTTGATAATAGCGGATTTGATGTTTCTTTGGTAAATTCATAATCTATCGTTTATATATATGTAAGAAAAGGGGGTATGTTTACCCTCTTTTTTTTGTATTAATGTAATAAATCAATAAAATTTATATTTACTATAAAGAATTTATGATATATGTAATGGGACCTAATGCTCAATTCCCTACAACAACGGGAACTATAAAAGCACCTTTATTGAGTACAAAAAGAGACAATAATTTGGATAAGGATTATCTGTTTACATTATCGAATGATTTGTCAAAGGAAACAAAAACTGTTGACCCCTTTAATATACAAAACACACCAAGATTTAGTAACATTTTTTTCAGTTTGGTATTTAATGAAGCAGATGAGGATTTATCAAACGGAAAAGTACATTTTGAACCAACCGGTAGTTATACATATAGTGTAATATCAAAAGATGATGGTTATGTACACGCAAGAGGAAAATTAATTTTATATCCTTATGGAAACTTTGAAACTACACATAAATTTGGAAATGAAGTAACATATAAAGAACATACAAATCCAACAACTAATAATATATACATTCAAGCATAATGAAAACGAGACTATCACAAGTTTATTTAGAACAACAAACTGCACCTAAAATTGTAGAAAATGATAGGGTAGAGTGGATAGAGTATGGTGAGGGGGAATATAGAAACCAATACCCACAATTTTTAATTGACTTGTATAATTCAAGTGCTACACATTCTGCTATTGTAAATGCAACATCAGAAATGATTGCCGGACAAGAAATAGTTATTGAAGATACCGGTGATTTATCTAATCAAGTAGAATTAAAGCAATTTTTTGCTAATATCAATGGCAAAGGACAAAGTGTAGATGAATTATTGAAAAAAACTGCATTTGATTTAAAGTTACACGGAGCATATGCTTGGAACATTATATGGAATGTAGAAAGAACAAAGATTGTACAAGTACATCATATACCGGTAGAAAAGGTTAGAAGTGGCAAACCTGATGCATTAGGTAATGTTAAGTGCTATTATGTTAGTAATGATTGGACAAAAATAAGACAAAAACAATATGCACCACACAAAATTGACGCTTTTGATACTAATAATAGAACAAGTCCTAATGCTATTTATTATCACGGCTTGTATACTGTTGGTATGGACATATATCACACTCCGGATTATGTGGCAAGTACTAATTGGATACTTACCGATAATCTTACTAGCAATTTTCACTTGGCTAACATACAAAATGGTTTTTCACCTAGTTTTTGGATAAACTTTAATAATGGTGTACCAACAGATGAGGAAAGATTTGCTATTGAAAATCAGATACAAAAAAAGTTCACCGGTGCAGGTAATGCCGGCAAGTTTGTATTAACATTTAGTGATGATGCAAATACAAAGCCGGATTTACAACCGATACAATTAAGTGATGCAGACAAACAATATACTGTTTTAAATGAATTATGCATACAAAATATAATGATTGGACACAGAGTTACAAGTCCAATGCTGTTAGGAGTTAAAACAGATGGACAATTAGGGGGCAGAAATGAGATTTTAGAAGCGTATGAGTTGTATTCCAATACTGTTATTGCACCATACCAAGAAATGCTCTTAAAATCGCTTAAAATGGTGTGTACGACCAATAATCTTGATACAAATCTAACCATCAAAAATCTAAGTCCACTAAATTCAATGTTTGATGCAGATATTTTAGCAGATGTATTGACAGAAGATGAAATAAGAGCCGAATTGGTTC